TTGCATAATTACCCTAACTTAGTCTTTAACTGTTGTTCGGAAAGATTAGGAGCTGTTAACAATAACCCCGGATTAACTACCTGCGAAGCCGTTCTACCACGTTTATTAGCATTTAAAGCCTCAACATCACGCTTTGAAGCTGCCGCCTCCGCCTTTTGTGGGACTGCCTGCGGAGCTGGTGTTCTTACTTTGCCGCCACCCTTACCCATTGTTTAACTCCTTTACCATAATTGCACCATGCTCTATGAATCCGTATCGTTTATGTATTGGCATAGATTTTCTCGTTGTTTCCATTTTAATCTTATAAATCCCTTTGGATATACACCACTGAACCAATAGCTCAAAACCTTGCTTGGCTATCTCAGGCGATGAAATATTAAACGCTTGGTCTAACCATACATAATCACGCATCGGAAGAACCCAAGCCACTACAAAGCCTACAATACCATTATCACGAGCAACGATAATACAAACATCAGAAGAGTCTTTGTTAAACTCTCTTTTTATGTCATCAGCGCAAACTTCTTTAGTATATGCACCGTCTTCAATGAAATGTTCCTTTATCTCATCTATTATCGAAATATCAGTTACACGCTCTATTATCATTCTGTCTTATACCGCCAATAAATCGTAATCAAAATTAACCTTTTGGGTTGAAGAGCCTAAATAATTATAATCAGGCGTTCTCATATCACCCATAAACTTACCATCTATTTGACCCCATTTATACTGCATCATCTCATATCCAAAGGCATCTGCGCCATGTGAGTTTTTATCATGCAATGGATGACTACCGAAATCCTCTGTAAATTCATTCCACTCCGCCCTGTAAAGCTCTAAACTCTTTAAGCCAGCATCGCACTTAACCTTATCAAATAAACAGCTTGGAAGCTCATCTATTGCGGTTTTAATCCTTGTTTCAACTGAATGACGTTCAATTATCTTGAATACAATCCCGCTTTCCTTTGCTACGTCTATTAAGTCCTTTCCAGTTTGAATACTCCTTGCGTTGGATGTCGCAATATCAGGCGGAGCGTAGTGTGCGCCATACTTATAGCCTTTAGATATAAGCATATCAGCGTAAGCTGCCATACCTAAACCGTCATTATCTTCGTAATAATCAATATGGCGTTTCTGTGTTTGTGCATACTGAACAAACCAAATCGCAGTGTGTTTGTGACCTATGTCCCAAAAAGTGAATACAGGGATCCTCGGTTCATAGTGTAATTGTAATATTCTGCCTTGTTCGTTAGCAATAGCCAATTGAACGCCGTAATAACTACCCATAATTATAGACTTGAACGCTTCGTCCGGTGTTGTAGGGTGTTCCCTATAAATCGAAACGCCAAGCTTTTTATGCTTTGAGGCGTACCATGCTATCTGCTCAGGTGTGAAATTATAATCCAAACAGCTTTTAAGCTTGTTGAAGTACTCAGCGACATCAGGTGTAATCTTAACAAATTTAGGGTCTGTAGCATTCTTCGGGTCTTTATACCACGGATAAAAATGGGGCTTATAATCCATCTTACCCAATGGCACGTTGTTTTTAATCTTTTCGTCGGCCTCTACAAACCAGTCATGGAAATCGCCTTTTCTTCCCTCCGCTGTGCTTTCCAGCGTAACACTTGAACCTTCGTGAACAGTTTCTAATGTGCCAGTTTTAAGTTCCTCAGCCTTTTTGGGTGTTTCACTGCATATCTTCCCGTGTTCCGATACATGTATAATCTGATAAGTACCAGACCTCAGAGATGTTGCAACAGTTATACTTGAACCATTTTCGAGAATCAATTGACATGCGTCGTCTTTATTTGCTTTCTTTTTAGCCAATAGTGCCTTTGGTAAATGTTCGTAAGGATATTTAATCTTATTGCGGAATATATCAATAGTCGCAGTTAACCGATGGGCAATAATACCAGCCGATGTATTATCATTAAACAAACAAGTGTCTAAGATTATCAAACAACAGAAAGTAGTTATACCATGCTGACGACTTTTTAGCACAATGTTAAACGTGTGACGATTACACCAATAATCATATTGAACCTCATTGGGCCTAAACAGCACAGATTGACCTTGCTCATCAATAATGTAATACAGATTACATAACCGCCATAACTGGTTAGACATGCACTTCTCAAGCTCTTTAGCATTTTCGGGAATCTGCAAAGCTTCTTTCGGCAGGTAATAATAATAATCAGTGATTGCTTTGTTTTTATCCATTTTTGGGCTTTGTGTGACCGTTCTTACTTACAGCTAACAATAAGTCTTTCAATTCAGAATCAACACTGTGTTCTGTTTCGTTCTTATCTCGCCAACCAAATCTATTTTTCATGTTTGCGTACCAAAGGCCAGTTTGAAAGTCTTTAGTCTTTAAATTTACTCGGCCTTGCTTTTCCCACCACGCCTGACATAAACTATGAGCCTTTTTGACGGTTAAGGAAAATTCTTCATTCTCTTTTATCAGTCTCTGCCACAAATCATCAGAAATACAATTAAGTTCAACTCTTATCTCAACATCAGAGCAACCCTCACTCGCTAATTCAATTGTTTTTTCTTTCCAATTCTTTGGCAAGTCTTCTAATGTTTTTTTGGGTCTTCCTGCTGGCATTGTATTTATCTCTTTTCTTTATTTAAAACTACCCGGTCTTTAACTCTTTATCCATTATAGGTTATTTTTGTGTTTGTTAATATCCGGGTAGCTTATTCTTTTCTATCCATACATTTATACTTAATTTCTTTTATCTCTTGTCCTGCGCAATCCTGAGCGTTCTGCAATCCAGTAGAAGTATGGGGATTATCTATTGTAGATTGGATTAGAGCATTATTGAGCGTTTGTATTGCTTTATGCTTTACAATCTCATTACATGCCCAATTAGCTATTAAACTCTTTAACATTCACGCCCCACTTTTAATTCCTCTCTATCAATGGCAATACTTAACTTGAGGTCTACAATCTTTTTACTTAATTTAATGCTGGTTTTTTCAAGCTCTTTCAAAATCTTCAAATCCTTTTCAAGTTTTGCAAGTTTCTTTAACGCCATTTAGCCAGTATTATACCATTTTTTTTAACAAAAACAACAACTTTATTACAAATTTACCAGTATTTTTACGGGATTGATAATATTTGTAAATTATTTCTATTTTTTTATTGCATGTTATCCGATATATGTTATAGTTGTAATTGTAAGTGATAAGTGATAAGTAAATAATAACAATTTAATAAGGAGAAATAAAATGAACATATTTCAAACACGCAACATCAGCCTATTAAAAGGTATTGAAAATTTCAGTTGTCTCAGCGAAGCCGTTGATAACATAGCAGACTATGAGTCTGGCTATATTTACGGCATCTATGAGCGAAATCGTAAAGGTGATATAGTCACGGTTTATGACTGCGAAGGTCAAGCATTGGCCGTTTACGATTATGGTCAACTCTAACAACCTACCTCCCCATTAAGCTTAAAAACTTGATGGGCTTGTATGCTGTTAAAACTTAATAACTTAAAAAAAGGAAAAAAACATGAAACGCATAACACAAAAAGACCTTGAATACACAGTAGAAAGAATCAACGAAATAACAAGCTCACCAAAAACAAGCTGGACAAGAGACGAAAACGGTTGCAAGGCTAATGTTGGCAATTATCACCTTGACTATGCTTATGGCGGTGTTAGACTTGTTAGGATGTCAAACGAACACGGAGGAATCAGATGTATCTCAACTGATGGTTATGGCACAAAAAGAGAATTGTTCAACTGGATGCAAGCGTTTATATCAGGATTATCAATTTAAAGCCCTTTGGGCGGAAAGTGAGATTAAAATGGCAAAACTTTACAGCTACAACCAACTTAAAAATCTATATGGCGATGATGACGAACAAGTCAAAGCAATTAAAAGACATCTTGACGGTATCAATCCGAATAACGACTTGTCGGCTGCATCACATAATAATAGTTTAGAAGCTTTTAGGAGGCTTGAATAATATGGAAGATAAAGAGCTGCTTACAGCAAAATTATTAAGAGACATATCAGACCTGTGCTTTAAAACTAAAATGGAGTTTATAACAGTACTGCCGAGCAAAGTTCCGTTTTACGGCAAAGCTAATGATTTAGCGGATGCCATAATTCGAGTTATGGCGGATTTTTGCCAAGAATTAGAAAGTGAGATTAACAATGATTAACAAACAAAAACTATCAACCCTAAACATAAGCTTAGAAGTCCGGTCAAAGCTCAAGCAGGCTGAAATTGCCTATATCGCAAAAACCGGCAACAAAGGAACGTTTATTGAGTTTTGCAACAAAGTAATGACAATCGGTTTGATTTATTTAATGAAAGAAGGTGAATAAATGAGAACTTTAAAAGAATTAGTCGATCAAAAAAAAGATAGCCTTATATTTGACCTGCCGTTTGATGCCGACAGTATCCGATTTGATTGTCCGATTGCATATTATGGGCCTTGCTGGTATTCTCTGGTCGATGGTGTTTTTAGGGCTGGAGAACACGCCACGTATTGCAGAATAAAAATACTAAAAAATGTTATCTAACTTAAAAAAACAGTAAAATTTAACTAACACTTTAACAAAGGAGAAAAAATGAACGATAGCATAAAAAAAGACGTTAAACTTGTAATATCAGACCGAGATAAAAAAGACAAACGACTGAGTTGCCTTAAAAAATGCCAGCGATTAGAAAAAAAAGGCTGGAAATATAGAGACGGTAGTTATGCCGCAGGCGTTGTTTGTGGTTCGGAATGTTGTGTCTGCTGGATGGCCAAATACTAAAACCAAAGCCCTGCTATTAAACAGGGCTTTTTTATGCGCCAAAATCACTCTTAACTTGTAAAATAACCACCCGTGCCAATATACCTAAAAACAATTTAAACACGTCCTGAGTGAACGTGGGGCTTAAAAAAAAGAGTAAAAACTAATGTCGACGCCTTTTCTTCTTCGCCTTTTTAACAACCTTAAAATCTTCTTCAACCTTAGCTTGTATTAAAACACCTATTTGCTGAATTGAAAGAAACATAGCCTGCTTATTAGTAAACCTCATAACCTTTTTGCGTAATATAGTTTCGCAAATAAAATCTTTTTCTAAGTCTTTTGTTTTTTGGTCTTCGTCTAAGTGATAACCACCATCAATTTCAATAACAATACGCTCATCCGGTAGATAAAAATCAGATATTCCGCATATATCCCCGTGTAAAAAAACATGCTGAAAAATAAACTTAATACCTAACTCTTCTAACTTTCTCGTAAAAATAACCTCAGATTTGGTCGGGTGTAACCTTAATTGCGCCGCTTTCTTTGTTAAAAACTGCCATTTTGCAACATTGCCAGCAATAAAAGACTCATTCTTAAAGCTTTTGTGAATAGCTTTCTTCTCAATTTTACTTAACGCGCCCCACCTTATACCATCGGCAGTTTCTACATTGTGCCTATGAACGCTCAGCTTCAATCCAGTTGCTTTAAAACAATCTTCACACAGTAACATACCCCTTGCCCTGTAAGTTGCTAAATTCGTGCATCCTTTGCCCCAGCACCGTTTTGCAGACTTTAAACTTAACCTTGTTGGCCGTTTCATATTCCTGCCTTTCTAAACTGGTACATTTTTTAGACCACTTTATTTCTTTTTAAACCGACTTCCCTTAGGGTTTATATAATATATGAGCTATAATTAAACAGATTGTTATATTACCCAGTGGCCTTGGTTACCCGTTCGGCAAAGAGTATGGGAGGTTTTACATTGCCCCATATCGTCGGTATCTCTTTTTGTCGGTAATACCTCTGTACCCTTTTTAATCTATACTTAATGATAGAAGGTTAAAGGTTTGTTTATCGTAACCCTTGCTATTTAATTGTAAATTTTAAAACAATCAGCCGGGCGGTGGCAGCCACAAATCGGACCTGTATCCTTTGGCTGTTCTCCAACACAACCCGGACTGATAATTTACAAACTATCACAAACTCAATATCATTGCAAACAATTTTTTGATAATTTTAAAAATAATTTAAATATTTTAAACCGCTTATAACTCTTTAAAAATCAACAATTTATGCCATATTTACAACTGTCAATGTGATAATTTTAAATGTCAATATGAAAATATTATTTGACACGTTAAAGTTTTATGATATACTTTCCGATGTAATGAGTGATAAGAATTTAAAAGTTAATAAAGGAGAAAAAAATGAAAGTAGAAGTAAAAGGCAATCAGTTAATAATTACAGTTGACATTCAAACACCGGCACCATCGGCAAGCGGAAAAACTCTTGTGGTAGCATCAAGTCATGGTAATCAGGCAACAACGGCTGTAATTGACGGCAAGCCTGTAATAATTGGTTTCAACGCTTACATTAAAAAATAGCCAACATAGCACCGCTACCGGTAGTTCAAATGGTCAGAACAGCCAATTGGTATGTTATGGGTTCGAGTCCCATCCGGTAGCTTAGGAGTATTAAAATGAGTAAACCCCTAATAATATTAACAATAATGGCATATATAGTGCTAATGTGAGGTGAAAAATGAAAGTAAGAATATATTACACAATTAATAATATTGAAGATTCTTATGTACTAACAGGCGAAGATTTATCAGACCTACGAGAACAAAATAAAACTGAGATGCAAAAAAGAGGTCTTGACTCAGAAAAGAATGATTGTTGGTCTGAGGTATTAAATAATGAAAACTAAACTAATCATCATCCTTCTTCTTCAAATTGCGGTTATGGGAGCTAATCTCAAAGATGAAACTCCCATAATTCGCAAATCCGCTGAGCGGAACGGTATTAAGTATCAATCCGACGATTGGTATTTATTGATAGCTATCAGAAAGGCTGAGAATGGCCGTAGCGGGCTTGAGTGGGGTATTATGGATAAACGGGCTAATACATTGAATAAACAGGCTGGCTGGGCTTCAGCAACAATCATGAACCATCATAAGCGAACTGGCATTAAAGAAGTTAATAAAGCTTTCATCAGGTCTTTATCAAAACGATACTGCCCGAGTGAAGGAATTAGCTTGACAAATGATGAAAGGAGGCTTAATATATACTGGTATAACAACGTTAATTACTGGTATGATAAATTAAGGAACTCGAACAATGGATAGGGATGAAAAAGGTAAATTTTTAATAAACCATAAGAACCTTAGGCCAGCTAAGCTTACGATGTGTTCTGTGGTAGGATGTGAAAGACTGGCCTTTTCTAACGGGCTATGTAGTAAGCATTACCAAAGATATAAAAAATACGGAACGCCTACTGAACCGTATCACGTTTTAAGTAGGCCAAAATCGGGTTCTACTTTTATTTGCGAAACATGCGGCAAGTCTTTTTATAGATGCCCGTCCGAAATTAAAAAAGGTAGCTATAGATTTTGTTCTAAGAAATGTGGCTATATTGCATCAAAAGGAATTGAAAAAAATATAGTCCCAATTGATGAAAGAACATGGTTTGTGAGCAAAAAAGGATACTTAGCAACAACGATAAGAAGAAAATGGATCTGGCAACATAGATGGGTATTAGAACGTTATTTAGGCAGAAAATTATTAAAAAGCGAAATAGTTCACCATTTAAACGCAATAAAAACAGACAATAGAATAGAAAATTTAGCTCTATGTTCGCAGAAAACACATTACCATTTTATTAAAAAATTACAAGAACGAATCTGTCTTTTAGAATCTTTATTGAAAGCGGTAAAAGATGAAAAGTAAAAAGCCCTCTTTGGGCAAGAATATAATAAAAAGGCGTATAGACCGAGGATTAAGTCAAGGCAAATTAGCTAAACGTGCAGGAATAAGCCAGAACTATCTTAGCTTAATAGAAAATGACCATGCAGAGCCGCTACTTACGACTTTAAAAGTAATAGCGGATAAGCTTAAAACAACAGTATCAGAATTAACAAATTTAGGAGAATAGAAAATGTGGCCAGAAGATTTTTATAAGTTAAGTACAAGAAAGGTTAATATGGAAAAGAAAGACGAAAGACAGATAATAGAGACTACTATTAGAGAAGCACAAGAGGTTATCGACAAGGCTAAAAAGTCGTTATCTGAGTTGGATGTTACTTATTCGGTGGGAGATAGGTTCTATTACTGTGGTAATCAGGAGGATAAAAGGATTTTAGCTGAAGCACCGGGGAGTAGTCGTGTCCAAATGAATAAATTAAGCAATGGGGTGATAATCAGCGATGGTTCTTTTGTTGTAAATGATATTAGAAAAATAACGCAAGGTGAATTAAATATGGTAATAAATAAACAGTACTACACCCGTTACTGGGACAGCCAAAAGAAAATCAATACAGGAGAATAGAAAATGAGTAACGAAAAAGAAACAAGAGAAATACTTAATAAGACTATAGCAGAATCACAATCTGTAATAGATAAAGCCAAAGCTGACCTTGCAGAACTTGACAAGCCTAAATATAGGTTTGGGGATTATGGAACGGCTAAAACAGTAGAAGGGGATAAGATTTTTATTATCAACAAGCAGTTTAAAAATAGCATATCCAATTACCATTGGTTAGATGAGGATAATATGTGGGCTAACCGTGAACTTACCAACATTAAAATCCTTGGTAACTGTTTTGATGATATGAAAAGGAATCAGGTTGACTTGAAAGAGTTTGAAGTATTTGCAAGAGGTGTTGATAGTATCAATAATGAAGGATTTTCAGCTTACATAGATGGCTTTGCGTCAATATGTTTAGGTAATATTGGTGACACTTGGGCATACCACCTTGACCAAGCCATTAAAATTCATCAAAAACTTGGACAAGTAATTGCAACTAAACAGCGTTCTTTGAAACAATAAAATAATCGTAAGCCATGAGAGCGTTATCCTTGGCAATGTTTTTTCCTCCGAAGTGGGGCTGGTTTTGACATATAGCCAGCCCTTTTAAAAACAAATAAAGCTGGTAAACTAATATCATAATTTTCATCCAGCTTTTTAAGGCCAAGGTGTTCTTGGCTGTAATTATACGAGCTGTGGCCGTCTTGCACGCCGTGGGGCGGCCTAATGCTCTTTTTAGGAGATAATATGAAACTACTACTATCAATCTTGTCCGGTCTTTGGGCTGGACTAACTTATAAATGGAGAAACTAAAAATGAGTGAAATAAACATACCACGTTTTCAATTACCCGATAAAGAAGAAAAACCTATCCCAGAAGACAAGAACTGCTACTGCGTCCATTGCTTCGAGGATAAGCCGGAATCGGCGATGTCTGTAATAGATGATTGTTGCCAAGCCTGCTTAGACGAAGCCCTTGGTTTACTTAAAGGCAAGGATATGTTCTTAAAAACTATAAGAGAAAACTGTGAAGAAGGCATTAAGGCAGGCGAAGAAGGCGACAGATTCACCTGTAGAGCCTACCATGTGATTAACTTAGCTTATTTAAAAGGAAGATGAAATGATAATACATAATTGCGAGCAAGGTACAGATGAATGGCTGAAAGTAAGACTTGGAAAGCTTACGGCAAGTAATTTCAGCGATGTTATGGCAAAAGGAACTGGCAAGACCCGTAAGGATTATATGATTAAACTTGCCACAGAAAGACTTACCGGACTACCAGAAGAATCCTACACAAATAGCAGTATGCAATGGGGTATAGAGCATGAAGCAGAGGCACGGGCTTACTATGAAAGTTTATATGGGCGTACTGTTGAGCAAGTAGGATTTGTTGAAATGAACGAGTTTGTTGGATGTTCACCCGATGGCTTAGTTGGGGAAGACGGATTGATTGAAATTAAATGTCCAAAATCTTCAACTCATGTGGCTAATATTCTTGATAATAGGATGCAAACTTGCTATACTGCACAGGTTCAAGGACAGCTATGGGTATCGGAACGAAAGTGGTGCGATTGGATAAGCTTTGACCCACGAGTAACCAGTAATCCTTTTTTCATGGTAAGGGTAGAAAGAGACGATAAGTATATTAGGGTTTTGCAAGAAGAAACAGAGCAGTTTATTAAAGAACTGCAAGAAATTATAGAAAAGTTAACTAAAACAAGTTTTTAAGGAGAATAAGAAATGGAAATAGTACCAGTAGAAGCTAAACAGATGGCAGAAGAAACAGAAGTTATGGTTAAGTCTTACGAGAACTATGTTGTTGTATCACAGGAAACATTTTCCGATGCAGGCGAAGTTTTAAAGGCTATTAAGGCCAAGTCCAAGAGCCTCGATGAACTTAGGAAATCATTGACTAAACCGCTTGATGAGAGTAAGAAAAGAATCATGGAGTTTTTCAATAAGCCTTTAGACGTTTTAGTGCAGGCAGAAAAACATATTAAATCAGCAATGATTAGCTGGCAGGATGAGCAGGAAAAGATTAGACTGGCTGAGGAAAGAAGACTGGCTGATATACAAAGGAAGCAAGCTGAGGAAATCCAGAAAAAGATTGATGCTGAATTAGCCAAGGCTGAAAATCTTAAAACGGATAAAGCTAAGGAGGCCGCACAGGCAAGAGCAGAAGAATTACAAGCTAAAGTTGATATTGTCAATGCTTATGTTCCAGTTGTAGAAAGCAAGATTGAGGCCGTTTCGGGAATATCAACCCGTAAGGTATGGAAGTTTAAGATTGTGGATGCAAACTTAATACCAAGAGAATATATGATACCAGATGAAAAGTATATTGGAAAAATGGTTGAAGCTTCTAAGGGTACTAAGCCGATAGCAGGAATAGAAATTTATTCCGAGAGTGTTTTGGTTGCAAGGAGATAATTTTAATGATAATATTCCATCCAATAAAATGTAAGTGTTCATGTGGCAGGTCACATACTGCAAACATTGCAGGCGAACAGTTAGATAGATTAGATTTGAGAAATATAGATTGCCCAGATTGTAATAAGAAACCAAACTATAATAAGGAGAATAAGAATGAAAACATCACCAACAATAGGTAAATTAACCGAAGCTCTTGCAAAAGCCCAGTCAGCTATAAAAGGAGCCTTGAAAGATAGCGATAACCCGTTCTTTAAGTCTAAGTACGCTGACTTAGAGAGCGTTTGGGAAGCTTGTAGAAAGCCATTAACTGACAATGCATTGGCCGTTATTCAGGGCGCAGGCGATATTATCGAAGGCAAGATTAACGTCGAGACAATACTTTCACATATAAGCGGGGAGTGGGTATCTTCCACTTTCTCTGCTACCCCCGAAAAACAAACACCACAAGGCGTAGGCTCTTGCATAACATATCTTAGACGTTATGGTTTGCAGTCAATAGCTGGTATAGCCCCTGCTGATGATGATGGTGAAGCTGCTGAGGGTAGAGATACTAAAACTAAGCCAAAGGCAGATATAAAGGTTAAGTCAGAACCAAAGCCTAAGTTGGAAGCAGGTCTTCTCGACGATGTTGTAAAAGGCATAGAAGATGCCACAGAGTGGAAAGTAAGCCGTACAAAGGTTCAGGAAGCCTTATTTGCTCTTGAACCACATAAGATGATACCTACTACTCAAAAGGGCGTTAAAATCTGCGTAGAGGCGTTATCTAAGCCGGAATATGAATCTAAACTTAAAGATGATTTAGCGTGGGAAGGATAATATTATGCCAAGAGATATAGAATTTAGAGGACTGAATGTAGATGGAACTGAATGGTATGTTGGATTATTGTCAATTTCACAAGGAAAACAAGGCCAACCTGAATCTGGTTATTATATTTCCAATTCATGCGGTATGCCTTGGGCTTTTAGAGTTCGCCCTGAAACAGTAGGCCAATACGCCGGACTAAAGGATGAAGGCGGGTTTGGCGTTAAGGTTTATGAGGGCGATAATATTTCCTTTACTATCTTTGATTGTTGCTATAATGAAACACAGCACACAGGGTTTGTAATAGAGTACAGAGGGTGTTTTTGGTGTGAAACAGAAGCTGGTATATCTTGGGATTTAGATTATATACTCTCCAATGACGACACAGCCAAAGTCATTGGCAATATCCACCAGAATCCAGAACTATTAGAGGCTAACAATGGCAAAGAATAGCATAGAATTTTATACACAAAAACTTGACGGTGAACCGTTTAAGCCAAGTAAATATGACGAAAGTTTATTCACCTTATTTGAGAAGCAAGCCCCCGCCGGACGATACAAAATCACTATTGCCCGTAAATTACCTGATAAGAGCCAAAAACAATTAGGGGTAATCTTCGGATTAGTAATTGGTAAAACTTTAGCGGCCTTTGATGACTTAGGTTATGATACTTCTTATCTTCTCAAATTGGACAAGCCTACAGGAACAGAGGTTACAGTAGAACTACTCAAAGAATACCTTTATGCCGTATGCCCGATATTTGATGAACAAGGTAAAAGAGTTACACTTAGTAAAATGGACGTTGCGCAGGCAACTAAGTTTATAAATGATATTAGGAACTTTATTAGTAGTCAATGGGAAATATATATTGACGACCCAGATAAGGACTGGGATAAGGAGAACAAATGAAAACAAGAATTAAAGAACTTAAACCAATGGAGAACAAATAATGGCAAATTTTAACAAGGCTTTAATCGTTGGGACACTTACAAAGGACCCGGTACTTTCTTACCTACCCAGCCAAACAGCAGTGTGTAGCTTTTCTGTAGCTGTCAATCGCACATGGTCGGGCAAGGACGGGGAAAAGAAAGAAGAAGTATGTTTTATTGAATGTCAAAGCTTTGGCCCACAAGCTGAAACCATCAATAAATACATGATAAAGGGAAAGCAGATTTTAGTAGAAGGGCATTTAAAGCAAGATAACTGGACTGACAAAGCTTCAGGGGCAAAAAGAAGTAAGCTTTATGTAGTTGTTGAAACTTTCCAATTTCTTGGCGGCAAGTCTGACGGCAAGAAAGACGACTATCAGGAGCCTGAAGATGTTGAGCCAAAAGATACCATATTCGACGAAAATATACCCTTCTAATTTGGAGACGCTATGAACTTAGGTTTTATCACAAGTCAAAGTAATAAACTAAACAGAGAGCGTATAGACTACCCCTATGATAATGAAACGCCGAGGGTTAAAGTAGGGGTAGTTGAACTAAGGGCTAAGAGAAAGACAATTAAACATGACTTAGCTATCTTAGACAGCTACAATCTTGGACAAATGGAAATACCTTATGAGCTTGAGCAGGAACTATTAGCAAGGGGTATGTCTCAAGGCGAACGGGTTTGTACCGGATGTAAGAAGATTATCAAAGATGAAGGCTTTTGCAGGTGTGAATCATGTAGATTACGGCAAAGGTATACAGCGGCAATAATCAAAAGTAATGACTATGAAAAAAGGAAAACGAAATGAAACTAACTAAAAACCAATTGAGAGTCTATGTAAAACATCTAATAGACGGTAGAATGAAAAGATATGGTTTTGAATATGCTTGTGGTCTTACCTTGACAGAATACGGGATTGCTGAGGGCATCTATGAATTAAATGGCGACAAATGGGAAACGTGTATTGAAACAGGATTTTGGATAGGAGAATAGAAATGGAACTGAAAACAAAATATAAGTATGTAGAATTTAAGGTAAGGGAAAGTAAAAACAAAATACCATTTAGATATAGCTATGGGTGTATTGAAAATGAACACAGTTGTATTTTAGGCTGTATATACTATGATAACTTTTTAATGGTATATGTTTTTTATCCTGAACCGGATACAACATTCAGCGTAGACTGCCTTCAAGATATTATCCACTTTATTGGACAATTAAAATAATTTCTCTTGCGTTAAAATATCATTTAGGATATAATTCGGCAATGGAACAGTCAAATTTACAATACAATATAGCCAGAGATAGGTATGTCGAATCCCGTGATTATGACTGTTCCAGCCTATCCTCTGGCTTTTTTATTGGGAGAATGAAATGAGTGATATAATAACTATAACTGAACAGCTTATAGAAGCGAAGAAGATTGAGGTGCAGGCTTTGGAATTGCTTCTGCAAAGTTTATTACCACCAGATAATAATGTTATATTCAACCATGAAACTGAATCATTTAAAACTGAGAAAGACTATGAGAAGTTTACACTTGAGCAGGTTATAGACGCTTCAGCATTAACGGGTGTATCTAAGACCGAAGCTGAGGCTTTCTACCACCACTATAATTCACAAGGATGGTTTACTGGTACAGGCCGTGAGATAACCAATCTACGTTCTGCCTTAATGAAATGGAAGAATAATATCAAAGTAGATAAGAAGTCAGGCCCGTCAGTAAGTGATTTAATAGCGTCTTTACCACCACAGAAAGCTAAATAAATGAACTTAGAACATAGAAATAAATGTATAGAGTCACTTTTCAGCAGGTTCCCAAAATGGGATACTTCTGATAAAACAAATAATATTGACCTGTACGCCGAGCTATTCGACCGATACTCAAGTGCTGAATTGGTTTTAAGGGCTATAGCAGAGCATAGGAAGCGTTCAATTTATAATGACCCCAAATACCTTGACCTTGAGAATATCATTCAGGAACTCAATCCTAAGCCTTCTAAACCTACGTTTAAATGTGACTATCCAGTTGCTACATCAGAAGAGAAATTAAGGATACTCAAAGAAGCGTCTGCTAATGGTAACGATATGGCTACTTTGATGCTCAATAAGAAGCAATTAGACCCGATAAGGGCTTTGGGTGTTAGATATGAGCCTATTAAGGTTAAGTCTGGCGAACCTGATTTAAAGTGGCAGAAGCAAATGAACCTTGTAGCCAAGATGAAAGCTGAAGAAGCGGCTAAGAAAGCGTCAACTGTCAAGGAAAACTTGGAGGTTGGAACTATTAAGCCGGACTTAAATGTTGACCATATTTCCCAAGTGGGAAAAAAGGAATCAAAATGGCCTGAATATAGACAGGCAGTAAGGGAATTAAAGAAAAATAAAGGTTTTTAAGGAGAATAAGAAATGAACGAACTATTAGAAAGAATGAAGAAGAATGAGAAGCCGTTTGGATTATTAGACAAAGATGAAAAACAGTGTTTGAAAGATAACAGTAAGCATATAGAAATATACACTTATCCTAAATGGGAAGGCATAAGAGAGCCTAATTTCAATAGTTTTAACACACCCTACCGTATTAAACCTGACTACAATCCCGAACCAGAGATACCTATATTGGAAGGGTATGAGCTAATACCAATTACGCTTGATGAGTGTGCTTTTCTATCTTTTAAGGCTGGCGAAGAAGGTGATGAAGGCGACGAGCTTCCTATTACAGATGCGCCTATGTACCCTGAATTTGCTGGCTATGGGTATAAGTTAAAAGGAATGAAAGCAATTCAATTAGCTGGAAATACAATAATATGGACTAAGGTTGATGAGACAAACTTTGTTGAGTATAAAATGAATCTATACGAATTTTCCAAACGTCCTGACTATGTAGTTTTCAAGGAGATAAAATGAAAAATAAAACATATCAATTAACGATGAAGTTGCAGCCGACAAATAGTTTATTACCAAATTGCCCGATTGGAGTTAAGTTTCCAGATGGCTGTGTCGGTGTCATGCTTGTTTTTAAAGATAAGAAGTCAGCCAGAAAGTGTTGCGGAAATGACGTTATTTTGACAGAAGTTGAGGAGGTTAATAATGGGTAAAAAGAAACCATCTACCCCGAGAAGTCGTGTAACTTGCGCTATCAGGCAATTATGGCTCAGGTCAAGAGAACGTGCCAAAGTTCTTAAAGATTATGATTACCGATGTTCTAAGTGTGGCGTTAAACAAAGCACAGCTAAGGGCAGGGAAGTCAAGCTGGAAGTACACCATAATCCAGTGATAAACTGGTCAGGAATTACAGATTTAATATTTGAACGAATACTTAATGCACCACAAGTGCCCCTATGTAAGGAATGCCATAAAAAAGAACATGAAAACGAAAAACAAGATTGACAAATGATGGAAAATAGTTTACAATTACAGGTAGATAGGTTTAGCGACCGAAAAAGCAGACATCCTAACTGCCCTGCTACCTTTAATATTTTAGGATTAACTATTATAGGAGATAGTAGCATGAAGCAAATAGAATTAACACAGGGCAAAGTAGCTTTAGTTGACGATGATGATTTCGAATGGATTAATCAGTGGAATTGGCATATAGCCAATCATAAAAGAAGGGGATTATATTATGCCCGCAGAAGTGGAGTATCTGTTAATGGAGAAAGGCCGGTATTTCTTATGCACCGTCAAATTCTTAATGCGCCCAAAGGAAGTTGCGTAGACCACATTAACCACAATGGATTAGACAATCGACGAGAAAATTTAAGACTGTGCAATAATAGTCAAAACCACCAAAACACATTAAAATCAGCAAAAAATACATCCGGGTACAAAGGCGTTGTTAGACATTCCAAAGTAAATAAGTGGGTTGCCCAAATATGTGTTAGTCGCAGACGAATATATTTAGGTTACTATGACAACATTATAGTTGCCGCAAAAGTATATGACTCCGCTGCTATCAAATACTTTGGTGAATTTGCCTGCACTAATTTTGGGAAAACAAGAAATGCTTAGGCACGTTAAAAATTATTTAAGGTTTCATGGATATTGCATTGAGGATGTGATATTATGTGAAGAATGTGGTTCTGTTGCGGTTGACATACATCATATTGTCAAGAGAAGTCAAGGCGGTTCTGATGAACCAGAAAATTTAATAGCTTTATGTCGTAAGTGTCATTCAAAGAAACATTAGGAGAAGAAATGGAACTAATATTTATAACACTATTGAAACAAGGAAAGCATGTCGTTGGTAATCTGGTAAAGGGCAAACAAATAATTGCTAATGGCGTTACAGAAAATGTTGCTAAGGATATTATTAAATGGTACAATAGTTATATAAAAGGAGATAAGAAATGAGAAAGAAAGTATTTGAAATAACAATATTGGACGATATAATCTGTATCAAGACAGACGACTTCTACTTTGCTTTTAATGAAGAGTGTACAGGTATGCAAGGTATGACTGGTAATCAAGAAGAAGCTTTAGGTAGTAAGTATAGAGAATTAGGTTTACTTGCAAGACTAATAGCTAAGAATGAATATTCTACTTTTCCAGAGTTAAGGAGCCTTACTGTTCTTACCCAGCTTAAAAAGAACATGAAGAAAGCGAGGAAATAATATGATTATGACCAAAGTTAGAAATGTATTCTATAAGCCCAAGTGGTTCGATGGCAAGAGTTTGGATAATACCATCGACGTTTATACACGCTTGGCTAATTACTTAGCTAATCCAGCCGGACTTGAATTAGGACTTATTGAACGATGTAAGCTATTAAGTAAACTATCGTGTAGTCATGTTGAGAATTGGTCTCCGGATGAAGATGGTGAATTTATTAATATTCAAACACACTACAACTTTATAAGAAACGAAAGTAGTATAAATAAATTTTTCTATGGTCAAATGTTCACCTCTACAATGCGACAGAACGCCGCTAATGGTAACACGGACGGTATTGTAATGCGTCCTGCAAGTGATATTCTTACCCACCCTGAACGATGGATGTACTCTGAATTTGACGTTCCTAAAGCCGCCTTGGACTATTCTATGGCATGGTGCAAGGAAATGGTAGATAATAACAAAGGTTACGATAAGAAAGATATTTACAACTTCTTTAAAATTGACGGAAAGAAGCGTATTCAGGATATTAATGATGGTAAACTTATCTGTTCTGGCGCAACATGGGCAGCAATGTATAAGATTTGGGAATGGTGCAAAAAGAATGTTCTCTTGCAAGATGACAAAGATGTGCTATGGTATAGGATATTAGCCCAGTTATTCAAGGATAGGGATATTACCAATATCATGTCACCTTTGCTCTTGGCTATTTGGGAATATCAAATAGGTGTGCATTTTTACGAAGTTAAAGATGGAAGGTTAATATTATGACCGAACGACAATGGATATGTTTAGAATGTGGTAATAAATACGGTAAGGCAAGAGTCGATATTTCCACTTGGCACGTTGACAAATGTGATTACTGTGATAAAATTAAAGCAGTAACAGAGATAAGAGATTTTGGTTATCCAAAGAAAGAAGGTGAATGAAATGAGTATATTTAGTAAATTTGCACATTGGAACGACTATACCGAAGAAGCACAAAGAGAAACGCTTAAAGACGTTGACAGATGGCTTGAAGATTATGATAGGCTTAAAGTATTGACTTATGCAATTGGAAGGCACAGCAAAGAAGAAATTCCAGCAGACGTTTACTATGCTTGGCAAGCCCCAGAGGACTACGAACAAATGCAACTTAAATTACAAGGTGAAAAAATAAGTAACCTATTAGAAGCTTGTAAGTATGCTTTACGCATATTTGAAAAGTATAAGAACCATCCCCAAATGGAACCTGTACGGGAAGAATTAAGAAAAGTTATTAAAGAAAGTGAGGTAGTATGAAAATTAGATGTAAAATGAAATGTGAAACTATCACAAAGAGAGCAGATGGCACATATTCGGTTCTGATGCACCCTGTAACGAGTGGTAGTGCAGAAAATGAGTACTTCTTCAAATGGACTCCAAGTGGAATTTTAGAATTACATGTTCTTAAAGATGATAACTTTGAGCCGGGGAAAGAATACTATGTTGATATAAAACTTTCAGCTAAAATTGAATGTCAATAAACTCAGGGAAAGAACCACAGTGAAAACAAGAGGAAAATGTAAGGGTTGTTTTTATTTCTGCCAAATAGATGGCAACGATGGTTACTGTGACCATCCAAATAATGAAGATAAGGATGGAATCATAGACATATACCATTCTTGTAATTGGTTTAAGGAGATTAATAATGGAATCAGCGGCAATACTAACAATTAAAGATGCAGGTATGCTTACTCCAACGGGTAGAAAAGACATAGCCAATTGGCTTAGGAAACAAGCTAAAGACCTTGAAAAACTTGGCGACCAATATTCAGGCACAATGCGTGCCAGATACTTATATGAAAAGAAAGGAAAGTAGTATGAGACTAATATTTGTGTTATTTATTCTAATGGTAGCATTGTCAGGATGTGTTGGTTATAAGTATATTCACATGGAATATTCAGCCGATGGTAAACTATTGAAGAATTATTACTCTGTAGAGGCTAATAAGGCAATGGTGAACGATGTAAAACATAGCATCTCAATTACCCTGCCAGATAAAGCCACATTGACTGTAGGCGATGTAAACACCACTGACAGCCCCGAAAGTGCAGAGGCCATAGGTAATGCCATAGAAAAGGGAATAAAGGCTTATAACGGAACCAGTGCTGTAGAAACGATAATAGATTCT